GTCTCGCCCCGCAGCCGAGGCATTGCCGGTAGTCAGCAGCCGGTGTCTTGACGAACTTCGTCCGGGTATGCGGACAGCCAGGGGATCCGTCTTTCCAAGTGAATACAAACGACGCTGAGCAATCCTTCCAATCGACTTTAATTTCTTCTTTCATCTGGCTATCTCGAGCCGACAACCGATCAGCCGCGATGGCAGCATACCCACATAAATCTACGTAATTGTCACGTTTTGGAGCCTGCCCCTGCACCCGGGCCATCTTGAAGAGGACCATCATATGGGCGATATCTAATGCGGAAAGCATTCCGTCTTTCGCTGCCAAGTAAGAGTTCCAGTAATTGGCTATGAGCGTAAACGAATCTTCCGGACTGCCATAGACGTCCTGCCTCTCGCCGCAGATAGTCTTCTTCGCCTCGTCCAGGCAGTCTCCAAGCTGGCTTGGTTTCTTACCGGCAGGGGCGAGGTCTGGAGCATCGGTTAGCTCGGTCACACACTCCGGACAGGCAGCACCGACATAATCTTTGTGGTGCTTCTCGCAGCGGTGGATGGGTCCTTGTGCCATGCTCGCTTGATGCCTGTCTTCAATGTGGCACAGTGCGCAATGCGCGTAGTAATCAGTTTTATGTTTGTTACAATAGCCCCACTTCATCACCCAACCTCCTTTTCGAGCATTGACTTCAGCTCTTTAAGTTTTTCAATCTCCATCTCGCGTTCGACGATCAGTGAATCGCAAGACACTATTGCCGGTTTCCATAACTCCTTGCTGATAAATTCGCGCAACAGCGCACCTTGGATGCGGTGGGTAGATATGAATTTCAGGAGGGTCATTTTGGGTCCTCCATCTCGAACGCTGCAGTCTCAAAGCCACCGAGGTTATGAGATTCTGCGTAGGCTTCTGCCTCGTCCTCAGTTTCAAATGGTCCGACCACTCCTTGCACTCCGTCGAAAATTCCTCCGTACACTATTACCCATTTCATAAAAACTCCTCCCAAGGCATCATATTCATTACTCGCTGCATATCAGGGTGACTTGACTTTGCTGTTCGTAATTTTCTGATATGCATCCACTCGGCTGCATCGGCTGTGACCACGATCTCAGTCTTCAAAGCATTGGGCAGGACGCCCCTGGCTTGTTGGGGTTTGAGATCACAATCGAGGCATTTATTATACAAATCTTCCGCCACACGGCAGCAATCACGGAACAATATAATCTCAGGAGATCTCCACCTCTCAAACCCATCCGGCTCAATGAACTCCATATCCTTGCCACCGTAGTTCACATACCTGGTGCTTTCTTGTGCAAAAGAACATGGTCTATGTCGCACCAGCTCATGACTGACCCCGCGATCACATATGAATTTTGCTGAGTAGCGGTGAAGGGCCTTGGGGATTTCGTCGTGAGGGCAGACTTCCCAATTACTCAAAGGTACTTCTCCGAAACTGTGAGAGAAAGTTACAGTGTCTAGTCCGAACAACTTGCCCCATATATGGAAGAATGCGTTAAACATACCTTCATAACGACCAAGAAGTAGACAACGCTGATACCAGGCGGTAAGACTTCCACCAATCACAGTGTATCCTTTGCTGGGGATTACTGTCAGGTATTTTCCTGCTGTATCTCGGAGATATTGCAGATTATCGTAACTGGAGTCTAAATTCCGAACCACAAAATTCGAATGTTCAACCATAGCCAGATGACCTGCCTTGATCAGCTTCTTGACAAATCCCTCTGCACTATCTTCAGTGATCTTGTCTTCTGACTTATAGCAAACGCGACCGCATTTCTCGGTAAACTTGAGGGCGGCATTATATTCTGTCGGTACTGCTCCGAAAAACTCAACACTTGGTTTGATTATTTTCATAATTTATTCTCCAGTTCTCGAATTATTAACTAAACTCATCATGCCCATCGCCGCAGAGAGTTTTATGCTCTTCCGGATATGCTAAAAAGGACGGTAAGTTCGATGGAATCACCTCCCCAGAAAACAGCTCATTCTTACCGTCAAGGATAGCCAGAAGTGCGATTGATAGGGCGGCGTTTTGGAGTAATCTTTTCTTCAGCTCAACCATGGCGTGTGGATTATTCTCTTCAATAACCTCAATCTTTCTGACTCGCTTTATAAACATCCTACGCCATTCCTCGAGGCCCCAACTTCCATCGGCTTCTCCCCAAAGGAAAGTTTGAATTTGTCTCGCTGCAACAATAGCATCGTGGATTTTCTTTTCCTCAATCTCGTTTGCTTTCATGACACCCTCTCTATGGCAGTTGATGCGACCTTCATAAGTTTCCGCAGGTAGTCGAGATCCCGGCGGGGCTTCTTTGTGAATAGGTTGAAAAACCATTTGAGGTTCATGGGGTCTCCTTTTTTATCATGATTCCGACGAACGTCTTACCAAACTGAACACCGTAAAGCTTTGCGTAGGACAGATTGTCAAAGACGTACCGCCCAAAAGTGTCCATGGCAACTCCTCTACTGGTCATCACGTATCTCTTCTTCGTCCCGAGGTGGAGCTTCATGGTAGTCTCCTCAGTTCCTTTTCCCAGCTAAATGCAGAGGAGCCTTTGCCAGAGCGTCGGCTACCTCCACCAAGTTCTCCACCACTGCCCCCAGTTTGGGGTTCTTCATGTCAATCATCCAGCAGGGCTGCGAGGCTGAGTCGTAAAAGGTGTTCGACCCCAGGCACTTCGGCTTGTTGGCATCCCGCAGGATCTTCTTCTTCTCAAGCTCGGTCTTGATCTGGGTGTAGCTGCCGAACCGGCGGGCGACCCAGGTCTTGAACGCCGCCCGGGACAGGTAGAGGATCTTGCTGTCCAGTTCATAGCGGATCAGCAGCGGTCCCCGCGGGGCTTCGATGATCGTGCAGATCCCTCTTGGCCGGTAGTCGCCCTTGACCAGCAGGCGGTTGGAAGCGTGTTCATCTAAGAACTGGCCGAGGATGCCGACCGGGTCGCCGACCAGATCGTCCTTGTCGCCGCGCATGTTGCGGATTACCTTGATCACCCACTCCATCGGCGGCACCACGTCGAACTTGATCAAGCCCAGCGACTTGGCGATCGCTCCGCCGACTAGAGACGCCGAAGCAACGGCCGACCAATACCGCTCATCTCCCCGCACCTTCGCCCGCAGGTCGATCTTCTCCCGCATCTTGTCGATGGCGAATTTGACCACGTCGATGTTGCGCACCAGGTACTTGGCGTAGACCTCGCCAGCATGGCCGAAGTTCTCGTGGATGGTCCAGTAGGTCTGCGAGGCGACCTGGCCCTTGAAGCAGTCCATCTCCGGCACCGGGTACTCGAAGACCCGGTTGATCTCGGCGGAGGCGTCGTGCTTGAGCTCGGAGAGTTTGTCGATCAGGGAGGCGTTGCTGCTGGTTACAGCCAGGGTATTCCAGGCATTGATCAGCTTACGCTCCTCGGAGTTCTTGGTCAGCCGCGCCTTGTCCCGGCCTTGGGTCACTTTATAGACGAAGTCCGAGATCTCGATCCCCGGCATGTTGGTCACTTCGTCGACCACCAGTGGCAGATTGCCATAGACCCCGAGCCTGGACACGAGGGCGTTCTTCGTGTCATCTCTGAGCATCATCAGATCGTTGTGGTAGCCCCAGATCGATTGGTTGAAGCGGAGCATCAAGGTCTTGCCGGCGCCGGACTCGCCGACCATTGAGATCAGAGCGCCGTCAAAGCCAGTGAACTTCATCAGCGGCGCACCAAAGCCTGCCAAGAGGGCGAAGGCGAATGGCTCCATGCCGCGGTTGTTGAAGACCTCGGTGGCGGCTGACCACTTCTCAAGCGAGCCCTGCTGCCGGAACCCTTCCGCCGACTTCGGGACGTTGCGGGCGAGACTCGCCTCCTCGCAGGAGCCGTCGGCATGGTAGATCTTGCGGCCATGGACGAACATCGGCTTGCCGCCACTGGCCTCTTTCCAGCCCATCTGGCAGAGCAGGCGGGTCATCCGCCGGTTACGCTGCAGCTTTGCCTGGTACGACTCGATGTAACCAACCATCTTCTTTTTCTCGTTCATGCCTACCACCTTGATATGATTGTCTGACAGTATGGTCATCAGCGCCTTGGGGTCATGGACCAAAGAGCTGCGGATCGTACACTCCATCTCCCCCTCGTGCGGCAGCCGGTGCCGGAGGGTGGTCACCTCGTAGCCCAGCGACTCGTCGTAGGCGAGGCAGGAGATGTGCAGGTCCTGGTCGTAGAAGCGCACCCAGCGGCCTTCCTCCTCAGCAAACAGCCCTTCCTCGGTGCGGCGGTAGCCAGCCGGCGGCTCGCACTCTTCAACAGGGACTTCCTTTTTCGACGGCTCCGGCCGCCCGAGGACGATCGGACTCTTGATCTTGCCGTTGTGTGGGCAGCCGATACAGCCAGCGGCGTTCTCGGATCCGAGCTTGGCGCAGGTCGTCGGGCCCACCCCGGCGTCCCGCCATTGCTGGATCTTGGCGTCGGTC